TTGGGAGGAAACAAAAATGAAAGGAAGACTATTTATTAAGGTTCATGAAAATGATAATGTTGCTATTGCAGTTAATGAATTAGAAACTGGTATAAAGCTTACAGATGAAATTATAACACTGCAAACTATTCCACAAGGTCATAAAATAGCATTTAAAGATTTTAATAAAGGTGATGCTATCATTCGTTATAATGTCATTTTAGGCTATGCTCTTCAAGAAATAAAAAAAGGGAGCTGGATAAATGAACATATGTTACAATTACCTACCCCACCATTATTAGATGAAATGAAATCAGGAATTAACTTAGTCAAAGACTTACCCAAAGCACCAATTAGAACTTTTGAAGGATATAGAAATCCTAATGGTGGTTTTGCAGGAACAAGAAATATTTTAGGTATTAGCACTACTGTTCAATGTGTAAGTGGTGTTTTAAATGTAGCTGTAAAAAGGATGAAAGAAAAATTGCTTCCTAAATACCCAAATGTTGACGACATTGTTCCTATAAATCATGCTTATGGTTGTGGTGTTGCAATAAATGCACCTGATGCAGTTATTCCTATAAGATCTCTTAAAAATATATCAAAACATCCAAATTTTGGTGGAGAATTAATGGTAGTTGCCTTAGGTTGTGAAAAACTTACAGTTGAAATGTTAGTTGATGAAGCTGATATAAACCCAGAAAATGTTGTTATTTTACAAGAATTAGCAGGATTTAATGCTATGATTGATAAATTAATGGAAGTTGCTGAAGTAAAGTTAAAAAGATTAAATAAAAGAAAAAGAGAAATTTTACCTTTATCAGATTTATTAATAGGTATGCAATGTGGAGGTAGTGATGCTTTTTCCGGTGTAACTGCAAATCCAAGTGCTGGTTATGCTACTGATATGCTTGTTGAAGCAGGGGCTACTGTTATGTTTTCAGAAGTAACAGAAGTTCGTGATGGAGTATATATTTTAGCAGAACGTTGTATTAATGATGATGTAATGAAAAAATTAATCAATGAAATGAAATGGTATGATAATTACTTAGAAAAAGGAAAAGTTGACAGAAGTGCAAATCCAACTCCTGGAAATAAAAAAGGTGGTCTATCTAATATAGTTGAAAAAGCTATGGGTTCTATTGCAAAATCAGGTTCTTCTCCAATAGTTGAAGTTCTATCCCCAGGAGAAACTCCCACTAAAAAAGGTTTAATCTTTGCTGCTACTCCTGCAAGTGATATTGTTTGTGGACCTTCTCAATTAGCTTCTGGAATAGGATTACAAGTATTTATGACAGGACGTGGAACACCTTATGGTTTAGCTATATCTCCTGTTATAAAGGTTTCATCAAGAAATAATATAAAAAACTTATGGAGCGATTTAATTGATGTAAATGCAGGAACTATCGCAACAGGAGAATCTACAATTCAAGAAGTAGGTACAGAATTATTTAACTTGATTATAGATGTAGCAAGTGGAAGAAAAAAATCTTGGGCAGAATTATATGAACTTCATAATGATTTATGTTTCTTCAATCCAGCACCAATTACATAAAATTTTCTTTGAAAAACTTTGTAACTAAAAAAGATTACTAATAGTCTGTGATGTTGAAAGTGTATTTTAAAGCTCTGAAAACATTATAGACTAAGAGTAATCTTTCATTTTTAACTATTTATAGCTTGATTTAAATCTTCAATTAAATCATTTACATCTTCAATTCCAACAGATAATCTTAATAGACATTCATCTATACCTCTTGCTAATCTTTCTTCCATAGGTACATCAGCATGAGTTTGATACATAGGATAAGTCATTAAAGTTTCAACTCCACCTAAACTTTCTGCAAATTGAATTACTTTAATATTTTTTAAAATTCTCTTTGCTCTCTCTGGACTATCAACATGGAAAGATACCATTCCTCCAAAACCTGTACTTTGTTTTTTAGAAATTTCTATTGATTCATTTTCTTCTAGACCTGGATAATAAACTGATTTTACAACAGCTTGTGTTTTTAACCATTCAGCTATTTTTAAAGCATTTTTTTGATGTTGCTCCATTCTAATATGAAGAGTTTTTATTCCTCTTAAAACTAACCAAGAATCAAAAGGTGATAAAGAAGCTCCTATTGTTTTAGTTAAATACCTAAGTTTTTCACTAATTTCAGGTGAATTTGTTACTAAGAAACCTGCTAAAGTATCATTATGTCCTGCTAGATACTTTGTTCCACTATGAACTACAACATCAGCTCCTAATTTAAGAGGTTTTTGAAAATATGGTGTTAAAAATGTGTTATCCACTACTAAAATACAATTATTTTTTTTAGCTATTTTAGAAATTTCATGTATATCAGATACTTTCATCATTGGATTTGTTGGAGTTTCTATATATATCATCTTAGTTTTTTCAGTTAGTGCATTTTCTACATTTTTTAAATTATCTGTTTCAACAAAAGTTGTTGTAATACCATTCTTACTAAGTACATTCTCCATTAACCTTATTGTTCCACCATATAAATCATCAGTTGATACTATATTATCTCCTGGTGCTAACATTTCTAATAGAACAGTTAATGCAGCCATTCCTGTACTAAATGCAATTGCATCTACTCCTTCTTCCAAGTCATTTACTATTCTTTCAACTTCTTCTCTTGTTGGATTTTGTAATCTTGAATAATCATAACCTGTTGATTCACCAAAAGCTGGATGTACAAAAGTTGCTGATTGATAAATTGGGAAACTTACTGCTCCTGTCTTATCAGTATCTTTTCTTCCATTTTTTCCATGTACACATACTGTTCCTATATTTTTTTTCATATTCCTTTCCTTTCAAAACTTGTTTCTATTCATTTTAATGAATTTAAGTCTTAAAGTCAAGAAAATATTATATTTATATTATAATAATTGTTTTGCAGATTCAACTTTAACTTCTAAAACTTTTCTTAAAAATGGATATTTTTCTTTCATCATATCAAAATCTTCACCAGTTTCAATAAAATTAGCACTACCCTTTATTAAGAATTCTGTGCCTTGATAATTATTAAAACCTTCAACCTCTTTTGAACCAAGAGTTAATTTTACCTTATTATTAACTTTTACATCTGCCTCTGTACTATTCATTCCAGCAGCTGGTAGTAAAATTCTATCATCTTTGATAACCAAATATGAATTCCAAGTATTTGTTACATTAGCTTCCCCATTTCCCCAAGAAACTTTTGATACAACTCCTTCATGATTTAAAACTTCAAAAAATTTTTCATTAAATACTGACATAAACATCTTCTCCTTTTTCTTTTTATAATAATATGTTATCATATAATAGTGACAAAAATAGACACCTTTTAGGAGAATTTATGAAAAGAGCAGAAAGACTTAATCAAGAACTAATATTTTTAAGTTCAAAAAAATCTTTTAATCTATCTGATTTAATGAAAGAATTTAATATATCAAAAAGAACTGCTTTAAGAGATATACAAGATTTAGAATTTTTGGGTTTACCATTTTATGTTGAAAATGGTAGAAATGGAGGATATAAATCAATAAATGAAAAATTAATAATTCCAATACATTTTGATATAGAAGAGATAACTTCTATATTTTTTGCTTTGAAATCTTTGGAGTTACTTTCAACCACACCATTTGAAAAATCTTATCCTCTGCTTTATAAAAAGTTATTAGCAGCCTTACCAGATGAACAAAAAGAAAAAATTCTAAAATTATTAAAAGTTGTAGAGTATTATACTATTCCTCCCATCAATCCTACTAATTATTTAACTATAATTTTGGAAGCTATCTTAGATTTAAAAGTTTTAAATATTTTATATACTCAACACAATAAAATTTCTAAACAAATTCTTCCATATAACTTATTTTATAGGAATGGAGTTTGGTTTTGTTATGCCCTAGATATAAACAATAATATGTTTGGAGTATACAGATGTGATTATATAGAGAAGTATATTATTGACAATAACATAGAACACTCTTATACTTTTGAAGATCTAAAAAATTTCTCACTTTCTTATGAAGGAATATATCATAATATTGAGTTTAGATGTAGTTTAACAAAATTTGGTAAAGAATTATTTTTAAAAAAGAATTATCCTAATATGAAATTAGAAGAAATTGATAATCAACCTTATTATTGGGCAAGCGGATTGCCATTTATACCGTTCAAGAACAACTACAGAGAGTTATGCGACTTGAAATTTATTAAGTCTTTAATCGATAACTACGACTTAACTCGTTCAGAAGCTGCTAACTACATTCAAGAAGTTAAGAATATAATCTATGTGCTAAAAGGATATACAGGGGATAAAGAAAACTTGATGAAGTTAAGACAGATGATTAACCAAGAGCGTATTATCACGTTAGACGCTGATGAGGGGGATTATAAGTCAAACGTTGACGCTTTAACTCCTGAGATGGATATAACAGCGATTAAAGACCATTCAGAACAATTAAAACGAGATATTCAAGAGTATTCACAGTCAGTTAATAAGGATATTGACAAGTTTGGCAATGCTCCAAGTGGTGTAGCTCTTAAATTCTTATTTAGTGGTTTGGAATTAAAATCAGATAAGTTTGAACAAGAGTTTTCTAAAGGTTTTGATAAGTTGCTGATGTTTGTCAACGACTTCTTAAATATTTCTACTGGCCCAGAAGTTGAAATTATTTTCTCACATGATATGGCAACAAATGAAACTGAAATTATAGAAAATTGCTTAAAATCTAAAGGTTTGATTTCAGATGAAACTATCATAGCTAATCATCCATGGGTAACTAATTACCAGCAAGAAAAAGAAAAGTTAGATATTCAGAATGAAAGTGAGATTGACAATATTCAACAGAGAATAACAAGAAAGATAGATGATGAAGATGACGAAGCTTAGTTATTTTGAAAAGCGTGTAGCAAATAATCAATGGCAAGTGTTCAATGAAGCCGAAGAAACGTACGCAGAAATAATAGAAGTCTATGACCGAGTAACAAGAAATATAGTTGATGAATTGTTAGCTTTAAGTGAGGAAATAGAATTAAAAGGTCTAACAAGAAGTAGGGCTTACCAACTTAAATATTTAAGACAGTTGGAAGAGTACTACATAGAAGAATTAGCAAAATTAGGACAAGTAGTAGAAAAGACTTACACAAAAACATTAGAAAATGCTATTAACTCTACTATTATCAACACTTCAACAGAGTTAGGAATTAAGCTAACAAATGACGCTAATATCGTTAAAAAGTTGATGAAGTCTAAATACAAAGGCGTTACATTCAGAGGACGTTTAGGAAATAACAACGCTAAATTAATCAAAGAATTGTCTGAGATATTAGAACGCGGATTAACAACTGGTAAGAGCATTACTCAAATGACATTACAGTTAAGAAACCGTATGAACTCTAATTTAAACGACACAATGCGTTTAGTTAGAACTGAAACAATGCACCATTTAAACGATATTAAGCTACAAAACTACAAGAAAAGTAAAGTAGTTAAGCAATTAAAAGATGTTGTAACGCTTGATGATAGAACAAGTGAACAATGTGCGGAGTGCGACGGCAATATATATGACGTTGACAAAGCACCAACATTGCCTAGGCATCCTAATTGTAGGTGTGTTCTAGTGCCTTATTTTGATGAAGATAAAATTTAGTCCTTAGTACGACGTTAAAAGACTAAATACGTAAGCAAAAACGATACTTAGCAAACTCTAGCGTGGACTAGCCCACGTAAAAAAATGTAAAGGAGAAAAAACAAAATGAAAAGAAAATTTCTAGTTGATTTAGGTTTAGAGGCAGATGTTATCGATAAGATTATGGCTGAATATGGTAACTCAATTAACGCCATTCAATCTATTAGCGAAACACATGAAGATACTATCAAAGACCTACAAGACAAACTTGAGAAATTCAAGGGGGTTGATATAGATGACCTTAACTCACAAATAGCGAATTTAACAAAAGAAAAACAAAATATTGTTATTAACCACGCTATTGAAGCAGCATTAAACGGAGTTAAGCACAAAGAATTGTTAAAAGGTCAATTCGACTTATCAAAAATTAAATTGGATAAAGACGGAAACGTTAAGGGAATTGACGAGCAATTAACGACAATCAAAGAAAATTATAAAGACTTCTTTGAACAAGGTCAAACAGGACAAGCACAAAGTGGATATATCCCTGCTAACCCTGAGGCTACGAAACAAGTTGATACATACGACAACTTAATGAATAACGCAACAAACATGACAGCAGAACAAATCGCTGAAGCATTTAACAAAATTTAGGAGGATAACAAATGACAGTAACAAATTTTAAACCAACACTTTGGGAAGGAGCTTTATTATCACAATTTCACAGCGTATCAATCGCTGACGCTATGGTTACAAAGCCTACAGATATTCAAGGTGAAAAAGTAATTTTTAACAAAATTAAAAAAGGAGTAATTAAAGACTACGCAGGTACGGTAGCATGGGACGAAGTTGACACTGAACAAGTTGAAATGACTTTCCCAAAACAAAAATACTTTGCTATTAAAGTTGATGATGTTGACAGAGTGCAACAAAAGAAAGACACGCTTAAACCTATTGCTGACGAACACGGTATGGTTTTAGCGGAAACTTACGACGCTGACTTATTCACAGTATTAACTGGAACAACAACAGCTGCGACTATTGGAAGTAAAACAGCACAAAAAGATATTCATGCTAAAAACGTATATGATTTCATTGTTGACTTAGGAACAGAGTTAAGCAAAAAGAAAGTGCCAAAAGCAGAGCGTTTCGTAACAGTATCAGCTGAAATTTTAGGTCTATTATCAAAAGACCCACGTTTCACTAATAATCCAGTAATTTTAGCAAACGGGTTTGTAGAAGGACAAAAAATCAACGGACTTCAAGTTATGACTTCTGAAGAATTACCGAAAAATCAAGTAGTAGCACATCACAAATCAGCAGTTGGTGGGGCCAAACAAATTGACAAGACTGAAGCGTTACGTTTAGAAAATGCTTTTGCTGACGGGGTACGTGGATTGATGAAATACGGATTTAAAGTATTAAGAGATGACGCAATCGCTATCTTGCACTACAAAGTCGTAGAAACGCCTTTAGGTAAATAATCATGAAACAAGAGATTTTAGAGGAATTAGCAAAAAGACCAGGGGTAGCGTCCGAAATAGTGGAATCTCTATACGAGGACGCTATCCAAGATATACAAGAATTTTGTAATTTAAAAGAAGTAAATCAAAAGCATAAAAGTACTATCAAAGATTTAATCATGTTTAGATACAACACCTTAGGAACAGAGGGAATAAAATCCGAAAGTTATCCTAGTGTGTCTTACACTTACGAAAGGGATATACCAGCACGTATTAAGACTAAATTAAGGTCATTTAGGAGGCTTAGTTATGAGTTTAATGACTAACTTTAAGGAAGTAACTTTAATGACCTTTAAAAGCGTTTCTACTCCCTCAGGGGCTACTAAAAAAACGTGGCAAGAGGAGAAAACAATTAAAATTGCAATTCATAAAGTAGATGAGTTCTACAACCCCCAAGGCTTCAAACATTCTGAAGTAACACATATTGGTTTAACGTTTGAGAGAAATATTCAAGCTAGAAAAAATCGTATAACGTTAAATAACGTACAATATGAAATTCTAAACGTTGACAACTCCCACAGACTAACTCACTTAACTTTGAAAGAATACGTCAATGGACAATAGCGAATTTGAAAGAGGAATGCGAGAAGCCACAGGGAAATTAATTGCAATACAGCAGGAAAGAATGGAAAAAGCGACAAAATTTCTTGAGGGTAAGGCGACAGAGAACGCCCCGTCAGATACAGGGAAATTAAGGGCGAGTATGATGAGTAGAACTCAACTAAAATCTGATGAAATATACGGTATAGTAGGGAATACCTCATCATACGCCCCTTATGTTCACCAAGGTACTGGACAGTATTCAGTAACGGGAAACGGTCGTAAAACACCGTGGCGATACAAACTTATTGACGGTAGTTGGAGAACGACAAAAGGGCAAAAGCCTCAACCATTCTTAAAAGACGCTAAAGAAAAGAATTTAGGCTCAATAATGCGAATGTTAGGAGGTAAGTAACATGATTTCACATATAGTTAAGAAAATGCTTGATGAAGTTACAGGGCTTACCTTTCAACCTATCCACAGCGATAAAGCGTGGTATAGTTTAACTCCTATACAACGTGACTATATCAACGTTGATACATTGGAAGTTAGGATTGTAACAGATGACTTTGACGAATTAGAAAATTACAGAATGAAAGTAGAAAGTTTAATTAATAAGCAACACGAGAGTAACCACTTAAAAGACGGTTACTCTTTAAGATTTTCTGTAAGTGGCGGGGGTATATTGCCGTTACAAGACTTTGAATTGTACGACAGCACACAATACTTACAGATTACATGGTTCAAGAAAGAGAGGTAAATAAATGGCAAAGAAAATTGATGAAATAATCTTAGGTGCTGGGGAGCTTTATTTAGTATCAGCAACTAACGGAGAAATTCCAGCGGATAACGTTATTGAAACTGAAGATAATAACGTTGGTCACTGTTCGGGCGGTGCGAGTTTAGAGTATAAGCCTGAAAGCTATGACGTAAAAAACCAATACAACAGAACAGTTAAACGTTTTATTAAAGGAGAAGAAATTAGCTTCAAGACTGGTGTATTAACATGGGATTTAGGACTATTAACTAAATTATCTACAGCGAAATTAACAGAAGATACAAGCAAGAAAACAAGAACATTGACTTTTGGAGCTGGCGGAAGTTTAGCGACTAACATTGTTCGTTTTGTTCATACAAAAGAAAATGGTAAAAAAATTCGTGTAACACTTATTGGTCAAGCTGGGAATGGATTTTCTATTGAGTTTAACTCAGAAAAAGAAACAACTATTGACGCTGAATTTACAGCAGTTGAGAAGAAAAAAGGCTTCTTAGCAGAAATTAAAGAAGAAGTAGAATAGGAGATATTAAAATATGCTAAAAGACATTTTAAACAGACGTATTGAGGTTGATTGGAAAGGTGGAAAAGTCTTACACATCCAAGAATTAACAGTTAAAGATTGGCGTGAAATGGTTGAGATTGAAAAAATCGAAGACCCCGTGAAAGAAGTTAACGAGCGTGTTAAATTCGTTGCTAAAAGTCTAAACCGTAACTTAGAAGGTGTAAGAATAAATGAAGCCGACCTAGAGGGAGTTAACATTGCATATATCAACGCTATTTGGACGTTGTTGTTAATGCAAATGAATACCATTGTAAATGACCCAAACTAAAAATCCCACTTCCAGACGACCTTGTAATTAGGGAAGCAATATACGAAAAATATTTTGCTACGGAAGAATGGGAAATTAACCTTGATAAGAGAACTGCGGAACTTAAAAGAATGTCAGATTATTGTGGTTTAACATTTTTAGAATTAGAGGAGTTGCCTTTATCAACCTATTTGCTTATAAGGCGCGATAGTTGGATAGATAGCATGCAACAAACGGAAGAAGCTAAAGAAGTGTTAAAAAACATAATCAGATTAGGAAGAAAAGACGCAGATAAGAACTTAAAGAGGGGCTAGTTATTAGTCCCTCTTATTTTTTTAGGAAAGGAGGAGAAATATGACAGTAGGTAGTATTGGTTTACCTCCCTTATATACGGAAATGAGGGTTAAACTTGATACTTTTAAAAGCGAAATGAACAAGGCTACAGCGTTTGCTACAGCTAAAGCTAGTGAAATAACTAGACACATGCAAAGAGCGAATAAGGTAGCTGATAATATGGTTAGTTTTGGTAAAAAAGCAACTTTAGGAGTTACTTTGCCTATAGCGGCTGCAAGTGCTGGAGTGTTTAAGTTTGCTAAAGATTATGAAAGTGCCTTTGCTGGAGTGCGTAAGACTACAGACGCAACCGAAGCAGAATATCAAAAGTTAAGTAAAGGTATTCGTCAGATGTCTAAAGAAATGCCAGCTAGTGCGGTTAGTATTGCACAAGTGGCAGAAGCGGCAGGACAATTAGGAATTAAAAAAGAAGATATTCTGAAATTTTCTAAAACAATGGTTGACTTAGGAGTTGCAACTAACTTAACAGCAACTGAGGCGGCGACATCATTAGCACGATTTAGTAACATCATGGGAACAAGTGTCGACAACGTTGACCGTTTAGGCTCTACTATTGTTCACTTAGGTAACAATACAGCGACAACAGAACGCGAAATTGTTGAAATGGGAATGAGATTAGCTGGGGCTGGTAAGCAAGTAGGATTAACTGAAGCACAAGTGCTAGGATTAGCAGCCGCTATGAGTTCAGTTGGTATAGAGGCTGAAATGGGTGGTAGTGCTATGAGTAAGTTGCTTGTTCAGATGAAATTAGCAACTACACAAGGCGGAGAAGCGTTGGACAACTTCGCAAAAGCTAGTGGTGTAAGTGCTTCACAATTCAAACAAGCATTTGAAAAAGATGCGTCACAAGCACTATTGATGTTCTTAAAAGGCTTAAAGAATGCTTCAGCGCAAGGTAAGTCAGCTATTGAAATTCTTGACGATATGGGAATTTCTGAAGTGCGTTTGAGAGATACTATCTTGAGAGCGTCAGAAGCAAGTGACAAATTTAGTGATACGCTTCAACTTGCTAATCAAGGTTGGCGTGAAAATACAGCTTTACAAAAAGAAGCGCAACAACGTTACAAAACAACAGAAAGTCAGTTGCAAATAGCAAAAAATAAACTTATTGATATTGCTATCACATTAGGCACTAACTTCTTACCAAAAGTCAATCAAGTGCTAAATGTAGTTGGAAACTTTGCTGATACTCTAAATAATATGAGTCCAACAATGCAAAGCGTGGTCGGTTGGACGGCTCTTGCAGCTGCTTCTATTGGACCACTAACTTTTGGTGTAGGTAAAGCGATTAAGGCGTTTGTACTGTTCAAAAGCGGTATAGGTGCGGTATCAACATTTGTTGGCAAAGTATTCAAAAAAGATATTTCAAGTATTGGCACTCAATCAACCAAGAGCGCAACAGAGTTTGGAAGAAGTGCTAATTTAATTGTCAAGGCTAGTGATAGCATTAAACTATCAATGTCTCAAATGGGTAGTACTTATCAAACACAGTCAAACTCAATCAGTAGAAATAGTGATGTTATTATTGCTAAATTGAAAGCTATTCAAGTTGAAGCGAGAAATACAGCGACAGCACTTCGTGGCGTTCAAATAAACAATACAGGAGGAAGCGTTAAGACCTCAAACAAAAAGACTAGAAAAGAGTTTGACGGCAGAGGGATTGACGTTTATACGACTAAAACAAAGCAGTTAGGAGAAACTGCTAATAATACTGGTAAGAAAGTTAAAGGTCTAGGGAATACAACAACTGTAGTAAGTAACACGGTTAAAGCTAATTCGTCAAAAGTAGCAACCGCAGCTACAACAGTAGCGAAAAGTGGTTCAAGGTTTGCAAGTGTGATGTCTAAAGGTACAACAGCCTTGCGTACAATTGGAAGAAGTGCATTAACTGCTACACCTTTATTGTTAGATTTAGGAGAATTAGAATTT